GCCGCTGCATGTCACCATGCAGATCAGACTATATCTTCAACCGTTCTGGTTGGATGGCGCTTCCACTCGCTTGAGTGTACTCCCTTGCGGGATAGTCGTTGCACCTTCCTCTTTCGAGGCTTGGCTCAGGATTGTCTCTTTTGAGATGTTCCCTGAATTCACCATCTTATGTCCTGCGTATTCCTACGCAGCGCACCCACGGATATCTTCAAGTGCGAATGCTAACGCAACAGTATCGTGCGTATAGCGGGCGGTAAATGATTCACTTGCATTGTCAAAGGCAACGCCTTGACCTTCAGTTTTGGTTGGCGCACCACCGAACCCGGTGATAAGCACCTCTTCCTCAAAAGCGCGCTGAGAATCTTCGATTGCAAAAATTTCTTCGTATTCGCGGTCGTATTCTGAATAAGAAAGCCCAAATAACGAGTTCAATCCTGGTTCGAGTTCTTTAGCGAGCTGTGCTCTTGAAATAGCCATTGTTCAGCTCCTTATGCTAAGCCAGCGCCTTTGACGCCGTAGATTGAGTTTTGAATGACCACAAGCACGTTAGTGTTCGCCGATGCAACGTCGTCGTTGTTCGGATCTTGTGAAATGTCAATCGCCTTAATTGGGAGGTTGGTGTTTGTTGCTCCCGTTGTCACATCCAACTCAGCACCTGAAATGCCAGTGAGTGTGCTGCCCGAGCTGGTGTACACGATATCGAAGTTGCCGAACAAATCAGCGACTGGGAACGTGTCGTCCGCTTGGACCTCAAAAACGACATTCGGATCATCGATGATGAATGCGATGATGTCGGATGCGTTTGTGCTTGCTGGATAGAAGTTGCTGAACACCTGTTCCCCACTTGTAGGATCGGTGAACTGACAACCGTTGAAAACACCTACAATGGGGACTGTCCCGCCGTCCGCATGAACTTCGACCGTACCACCTGTCACTTGAGCGACCATGTCGCCTTGGAAGATGGATGTGCCGTAGTTTGCCGCGATACGATATCGACTTGTTCCGCCAGAGTAAGGTGCGCCGCCAATCATTCTGACGGGCTTCATGCCAAATGCAGCGTCTTTATTCGCCATTTGAAATTACCTCGCTATCTGCGTCCAAAAGTGACGTTGCTATCTCGCTGAGGATCGTATTTGACGTAACGGCTGTCGCCCCGTGTTTCGTTAAACATGGTGTTGTCCAAGGCATCCGTGGCTTGTTGAGATTTGTCGGCATAATACGCACGCCGCTCTTCAACCGTTTCGTTTGGGATCTTTGCAAGAAGCAACCCTTCGTTGTAAACCACGCCTTCATGCCGTCCATTGTCAAGGGTAGGCAAAGATCGCCATTCAGGTGGCAGTTCAGTGCCGCGCACTAACTCCCAGCCCTCACGCAAACGTCGTGACACGTTTGCACGGTCTTCTTGACCTAGCATCGACTCCCGAATCCATCGGTAGGTGTAACCTTCCGGGGGTGTTGGTGTTTCGAGTGAACGAACAGGTTTCCAGGGTTTACGTCGCGTCTGATTATCGTGTGACGACGAATCACGGGATGAACGTGCGCTTGCTTTTGTTTCTGCCATTTTAACTTGCCTCTCTTTGTGCGATTTTTTGCTTCTCTTTGGCGACTCGCTGCAACCATGCCTCTTCTGACATATTGTGCGGCTTGAGGCCTCGGAGACGCTCGAGCTCTGACTTCGAAAAGCTTACGCCATTCTTTTTGCCTTGTGTTTTCGACCGACCCCCAGCGGAGGCTGATGCAACTCTTTGCACAGCGGGTTGCGCTTCACTTCTAACGGTCTGACTTCTATTTTCAGAAGTTCTGGTGTGAGGATAAACGGTGCCTACGCGACTGTCCAACTCCTCATAGTATTCATCCGAGCCAACATCGTAGCCTTCGTTGGCGAGGTTGTAATGAACATAGTACGCATATTGCGTTGCTTTCATATCCTCTTCGTTATCTTTGTTTGCATACCAAGGGTTGCGCTCATGCCAAGCCAAAGCGTCCTCGGTTGGCTGAATCTCTTGTTCTGCGGGCTGTTCTGGTTGTTGATAGACGGGCTGTTCTTGGCCCTGGGATATATATTCTTGCTCCTGAGCAGCCGCTTGTTGTCTTGCTTTCGCAACCCGCAGTTTTTCTTTTTGGATGGAGATGTCACTTTGTAATTTTGACGCTTTAGTAATGAGTTCCGCGTCTCCGCTTTCAACAGCTTTGCGATAGACATCATCAATTTGCGCTTCTTTACTTGTGATGGCTTCCTCTTCTTTTGCCAAAACCTGGTTTGACTGCTGTTGTGAAAACGTGCGGTATTGTTGCAACTCCGCCTCTTTTTGCAGTGCGATCTGTTCAAGCTGTTGAGCGCGTTGTTCTGCTTCTCGCGCTTTAGCGTTGAGCTTATTGATCCGCTTTGAGACCGACTTTGTGTACGTTTCGAGCTCATCATCACCGCCTGAGGACGACGGCGACTCAACGGGATCTTCAGTGACCTGTATTTCTAACTGCTCTTCAATAACCTCTTGTTGCTCTGCTGCTGGATTCTCAATCATTTGAAACTCACTATGTCTGCTGGATGTAGAATGGTGCCGATGACCTCGTCATCATTAATAATACGAACCTCTTCGCCGTCCTCCAATTTGAAGCGCGCGCCAGCATAACGGCCGATGAGCACCCATTGGTTCTCCGATACCCAGGGTGTATCCCCAAACTTTTCGGTGTCCCCGTAGCAAAGTGGCCCCATTTTGAGGACTAGCGCGACAACGGTTGCAAGCGCCTCTCGATCGACAGTTTCTTTTAAAAGATGGATGCCGCCATCGGTCGTGGCTTTGCCTTTCCAAGGCATAACGAGCATCCGCCAGCCTGTAGGTTGCGGTAACCGCTCAAGCGCACTTTTTTCCAGCAAATCAGGGTTAAGTACCATCTCGGTGGCGGGAACGTAAGCGGAGGCAATGGTCGATTCTGTCACTTTAGATATCCTTGTAATACTCACGGATCGTGTCTTCAACCAAGTTTATAATAACCAGTTCTCCCTGCAAAGATTTATAGTGCTCTATATCTTTGAGCATACCGTCCATCAACACTTCGCGTATCAGCTCTCGACGCTCAGATAAAATGCGTTTGAGGCGGGAGCCTAAATCAATGTCGTCCACTAATCGCGCTCATGAAAGTCGTAACCGCGCGTTGCTGCACCGTAGCCGCGCGCTTTGATCACACGATAAGGTCCGCCAACGGTGCGCCGCACCGGGTCAGGCATGGTGGGCGTGGTCTTCATTTTTTTTGTAGGCGTTTCTACTTTTTCAATTCGAGTCATGTCTTTCATGGTTCATCCCTTTTTCCGTGGTGATTTTTTCGGCGCGGCTTTTTTTGCCGTAGCTTTTTTCGCAGAGGCTTTTTTCGCTGGAGCTTTTTTTGGTGGCGGCTCTGGGGCAACCTCAGGCTCTACAGCGGGTGGGGCTGCGACTTCTACTGCAACCTCGGGCGGTGCAGATACAATAGGTGGTGGTGGTTCATGGCCGTGTATTTTTGCCATTTTTGTAGCAATACGATGCTCACTCATCATTTTTCTGTGTGCCGCGTCAGCCAGCGATTTTTTAACAATCTTCGCCTCAATCTCGCGAACCAACCGCTTCTCTTCTTTGAGCAAAGCTACTTTTTCACGCACCGTCGAATTGGATGCAATAAATTTTCCTGCCATGCCTACCTCCCTCGGTTCTGCATATCAAGCAGTTTAAGCTCTGCTTGTTGTTCCAGACGTCGTAACGCAACGTCTAATTTATCATCTGCGACCTCTTTCTGAGTGTCGATTCGCTGTTTTGATATTTCGCTTTCCAGCAATTTTTCTCTGGCCCGAGCCGCTTGTTTTGCTTCGAATTGCTCGTTGTCTACATCGATAGCTTTTTCGCGCAACTCTAGCTCTTGCTGTCGTATCTGCACTAATGGATCTGTCTCATCACCCTGGCCAATCGACTCAAGCAGCTCCTGTGTCAACTGTGCCAAGATCGGTGCTGAGAATTGCTCTATCTGCATTTGAATCTGACCCATTTGCATCTGCATTTGATCGGGTGGGATTTGACCCGCTTGCCCGGCTTGTTGTAACTGTTGCATTTGCTGACCCAGCTCTGGTGGTATTTGAGCTTGCGCCATTTGACCTGCCATAAACTGCAAGTGTTGCATCATGTGACCAATGATCATGCCTTGCAACGCTGGGTTTTGTTTGACGACATCCGTCAAAAACAAAGAGCGATGAGCGTCGATATGAGCTTGATGGTTTTGTTGCTCAAAAGCCTGAGCGGGCTGGCCCATCAAAAAGCCGTTGTTCTCGATCCCTGCATCTATCGGTTGAGGCATCGGTGGCGGGGGTGGTGGCTGAATCAAACTATCTACGTCGTCCACACCTAGCGCCGAATACATACGCCGATACGCTTCGTACATGCCCTGAGGACCGTGTATTTCAGGGTTTGATTGCACCATTTGCAATAACTCTTGCGCCATCGTAATGCGTTGAGACTGGCTGAAAATGTTGGGGTCTGACACAGGAATGACGTCTACCCGACCATCGAAATCTTGCGCCATAATTTCTTGTGGGCCGTTGCGCGCAACAAACGGGTATGTCTGTGGTAAATACTCTGCAAAAACTTTTGCGAGGAGCTGAAACTCAAGCTTCTGACTGTAATGCAACCGCTTGTGGATGGCTGACATTACTTTGGTGCCACGCTCAAGCAAAGCGACTGTAGTTCCCACGGGCATGGCTTGATTCATGTCGCCCACGTTCATATCAGCGATGCTAGCAAACCGCTTGCCTGACTCGA